TTTAGTATGGTCGTATACGGAAGATCCAAATTTTGAAGATATATACTATGTTGGTGAAGTTAAGAATATTAGTTTACCAGAACTTAAAAAGGAGTTTCCTGAATTAACAAATCAACAGTTAGAACAAATACAAAAATATCCCGGCAATACTAATTACACAAGAAACTGGACAGGTAAAGACAATAATAACACTGTACAAGTATTATATTTTGAATATAAAACCTATATGGATCAAGTGTATAAAATAAAATATACTGAAAACGGTTTAGAAAAAGCTTTAGAAAAACCTGACTTTTTTAATCCACCACCAAGTGATAATTTTGATAAAGTTTCTAGATCAATAGAAGTACTTTATTCTGGAGCTAAAATATTAGGTCATGATATAATGTTAGACTGGAAAATTGCAGAAAACATGACTAGGCCTTATTCAAACACTGTTAAGGTTAATATGAATTATCAAATAGTAGCTCCTCATATGTATAAAGGTCGTATAGAGTCAACTGTAGAACGTATGATAGGTTTTGCTGATATGATTCAATTAACTTCCTTAAAACTACAGCAAGTGCTTTCTAGAGTAGTTCCAGACGGTGTATTTATGGATGTAGATGGGCTAGCGGAAGTAGACTTGGGTAATGGTACTAATTATAATCCAGCCGAAGCATTGAATATGTATTTTCAAACTGGTAGTATAGTTGGTAGATCAATGACTCAAGATGGTGACATTAATCAAGGTAAAGTTCCAATACAAGAATTAAACACTTCTTCGGGTGGTCAAAAGATAAATTCTCTTATATCAACTTATGAATATTATCTTAAAATGATTAGAGATGTGACCGGGTTAAACGAAGCTAGAGATGGAACAATGCCAGACAAACAGTCTTTAGTAGGATTGCAAAAATTAGCAGCCGCTAATTCAAATGTAGCAACTAGACATATATTAAATGCTAGTTTATTTCTTACGTTAAGAGCTTGCGAAAATATATCGTTAAGAGTTGCCGATAGTATACAGTTTGATTTATTAAGAGAAAGTTTAATAGATAGTATAAGCTTATACAATGTTAAAACATTAGAAGAGGTTCAGAATCTTCATTTGTACGATTTTGGCATTTATTTAGAGGTTGAACCTGATGAAGAAGCTAAAGCTGCTTTAGAGCAAAATATACAAATAGCTTTACAGCAACAGTCAATAAGCTTACCGGATGCTATAGAGATAAGAGAAATAAAAAACTTAAAATTAGCTAATAAATTATTAAAACTTAAGCAGGAGCAAAAAGCTGAAAAAGATCAACAAAGTAACTTAGCTAACATAAAAGCTCAAGCTGACGCAAATGCACAAGCTTCTGAAAGAGCTGCTATGGCAGAAGTTCAAAAACAACAAGCTTTAGCACAAACTACTTTGCAAATTGAACAAGGTAAATCTCAATTTGAATTACAGAGAATGCAAAGCGAAACTGAATTAAAAAAGCAATTAATAGAATTACAGTATGGGTTTGATAAAGAGTTAAAAGCTATGGAGGTTCAAGGTATGAGAGATAAAGAAGCTTTCATAGAAGATCGTAAAGATGAAAGAACTAAAATACAAGCAACTCAACAAAGTCAACTAATACAACAAAGACAGGATGGTACTTTACCAACCAATTTTGAAACGCCTACTAATTAGGCTAATTATTATATAATATCATATCATGGAAAACAAAGAAAATATACCACAAGAGGGTGACTTTAAAATAAAAAAGCGTCCTAAAAAATTATCCAACAACAAACCAGAATCTAACAAAATAGATTTATCTAAAAAGCCAGAAGTAAAAGAAACTGAACCTGCTAAGATAGATTTAAACAAAAATAAAGAAGATGCCGTTCAAACACAAAGCACAAATGATAGCAATGTTATTGTCGAAGAAAAGAAAAACGAGACAAGTGGCGAAAAAATGGTTGAAGAAGTACGGGCCACCGAAGAAGTAATATCACCAATAGTAGAAGTAAAAGAAGAAGAGGTTAAAGAAGAAGTTAAAGAAACTACTAAAGAACTAAAAGAAGCAGTAAGAGATGAAAAGGTAACAGGTAAACCTCTACCAGAAAACATTGAAAAACTAGTTTCATTCATGGAGGAAACTGGTGGAACAGTTGAAGATTATGTAAGATTAAATGCTGATTATTCATCAGCTGATGATGTTACTTTACTAAAAGAATTTTATAAACAATCTAAACCTCATTTAAATAACGAAGAAATTGAGTTTTTACTTAATGATGAATTTTCGTATGATGAGGATGAAGATGATGAAAAAACTGTACGTAAGCGCAAGCTTGCAATAAAGGAAGAGGTTGCTAAAGCCAAAAACTTTTTAGAGCAAACAAAGAGTAAGTATTACGACGAGATCAAGTTGAGACCGGGCGTTACTCAAGAGCAACAAAAAGCTATGGATTTTTTCAACCGATATAATAGTGAGCAAGACAAGGTAAATAAGACTCGTGAAGATTTTATTGATAGATCAAACAAGTTTTTTAATGAAGATTTCAAAGGTTTTGATTTTAAATTAAAAGACAAAAACGTGAAATATCAAATTAGTAATCCAAGTGAGTTAGCAAAAAATCAAAATGATATTGCAAATTTTCTTAAGAAGTTCTTAAATGAAGATGGGGCAATTACGGATTTAAGTAACTACCACAAATCTTTGTTTGCGGCACAAAACATAGACACTATAGCTAGTCACTTTTATGAACAAGGAAAAGCTGACGCTGTGAAAACAGAGTTTGCTAAGTCTAAAAATATTAACTCTGAACCAAGACTATCTCCTGATCCAGATGCGGTATTTTTAGGTGGAATGAAAATAAAAGCGGTTAGTGGAATAAATAGTGCTAAATTAAAAATAAGAAAAAAATAAAAACTCAATATAATGGGACAATTCACAGTGACAAATGCTGGATTAGCACCTACTCAAGATCAGTCGATCCTTTCTACTAACTATTTACAGTGGAATGATGCAGCTGGAGCTAATTTTGCAGATTTCGCACAACAATTTTTACCTGAGCTTTATGAGCAAGAGGTAGAAAGATTTGGTAACAGAACGTTATCAGGTTTCTTAAGAATGGTTGGCGCTGAAATGCCAATGACATCGGATCAAGTAATTTGGTCTGAACAAAATAGATTACACGTTGGTTATGATGATGTAGATAAAGCTGATAACGCTGCTGGCACAGTTTTTACTGTACAAGCACCTCTTGGAGCTGCTCCTAACGAAGTAGTTGTAAGAATTAATCAAAGTATAGTGGTATTTGATCCAGCTTCTGGACTAACACTAAAAGGTTTAGTTACTGCTACAGCTAACGATGCTACCCCAGCACCTGGATCTTTTACTTTTACTGCTGTTTGTTATACTGCTGCTACTTTTGGAGCTTTAGGTAACACAGGGCTAAAAGTATTTGTTTATGGTTCTGACTTTGCTAAAGGTACTGAAGGAATGATAGGTTCTGTTACTCCTCAAGTAACTCAATTTAGCAATAGACCAATTATCATTAAAGATAAATATTTCGTAAATGGTTCTGACACTGCTCAGATCGGTTGGATCGAAGTTGCTACTGAAGATGGTACATCTGGATACTTGTGGTATATGAAAGCTGAATCAGAAACTAGATTAAGATATGAAGATTATCTTGAAATGGCTATGGTTGAAGGTGAAAAAGCTACTGCAGCTTCTGGTGTTACCGTTAACACTGCTGCTAATAACTACGGTACAGGTACTGAAGGTTTATTTGCTGCTTTAAATGCTAGAGGTAATGTATATTCTGGATTTGCTGGTGCTGCTGCTCCTGGAGCTGGTGCATTAGGAGATTTTGATGCTATATTACAACAACTAGACTTACAAGGTGCTATTGAAGAAAACATGTTATTCTTAGACAGAGCTACTGCTCTTGATTTTGATGATATGATTGCTGCTCAAGCTGGTGGAGGTTTTGCTTCTACTCAGTCTGCATCTTATGGTTTATTTGATAACGAATCAGAAATGGCTCTTAACTTTGGTTTCTCTGGTTTTAGAAGAGGTTCTTATGACTTCTATAAAACTGACTGGAAATATTTAAATGATGCTTCTACTAGAGGTATGGTTACAAATATCAAAGGTGTGTTAGTTCCTGCTGGAACTTCTACAGTTTATGATCAAATGTTAGGATCAAATATTAGACGTCCTTTCTTACATGTAAGATATAGAGCTTCTGAAACTGATGATAGAAGAATGAAGTCATGGATCACTGGTTCTGTCGGTGGTGCTTACACTTCTTCTCTTGATGCTATGGAAGTACATTACTTATCTGAAAGATGTTTAGTAACACAAGCTGCAAACAATTTCGTATTGTTTACATCTTAATTAATTATTAACATTTAAAAGATAAATAAAATGGGACATATAAAATTAGCGAAAGCTAACAATAAAATTGACATAGTATCTGCAGATGGTGTAGGTGCTGTTAAATTGACAGCCAATAAAGTAGTCATTGAATATATGGCTGGTAAAGAAGTGCAAATAACAGGTGCTTCTAATTTAGTTCAAGCTGATGTTGATGCAGTTGTTGCTGCTATCGACGTTATGGAAGGTGGCTCTGGACTTGCTCCATTAACGGAGTTAAGCTCTATGGTAACTGGTACTACAGTTGAGGACATTGCTTAAAACAAACAATAACAAGATCCCGCTTCGGCGGGGTCTTTTTTAATTATTATATTATATTATATTATGGAAAAAACAAACAAAAAACCTACGGCAAAAGCTGTA